ACGTGGGCAAGATCGAAGTAAATTCTTCGAACGCCGACCCAACCGCGGTAGCGAATCAAACGGGCGACGCGTTGCAACGTAAGGTTACGGTCGCACAAGCAAATGTTGGCCAGGGGTAGAAATGAGTGGCCACATATATGCGTTGATTTTCGCCAGCGGTAAAGGGTATATCGGGCAAACCCGGCAGGACCCATTGCGCCGATTTTGGGGGCATCGCTGCACCGCGAAAAATTCTAAGCGCGGGTCTCGCGTATATCGCGCGTGGCGTAAGTATGGCGAGCCAAAGTTAATATTACTAGGCGAATTCCCCGCCCAATCGCTTGACGCGAAGGAAGCCGAATTTATAGCGACATTTGGCACACTATCGCCGCTAGGGTACAACCTGGAAAAAGGCGGCAACGACGGTTTCTCGCACCCTGAAACGCGGGCGAAGATTAGCGCCGCGGGGAAGGGCCGCAAGCACAGCCCCGAAACTTTAGCTAAAATTGGCGCCGCATCCCGTATTAGGATGTCGACGCCGGAAGCCCGCGCGAAACTTGCCGAGCGAAACCGGGCAATGGTTTGGACACCAGAATTGCGCGCGAAGGTAGGGGCTAAGAGCGTCGGCCGTGTGCGCAGTCTGGAGAGTCGCCAGCGCGCAGGCGAGACCATCAAAGCGACCCGGTCCGTCAAGTTTTGGTCGTCGAGGCGCGCGGCATGAGCGGATTCGTACCACTCCCGCCCTTCCCGAATGTGCCGAACCTGCCGGGCGTCCCGCAGCTTGCGCGGTCGATATCGTTCCCGACGAGCGCGCCCACGATCGGCAGCCAAGCGACATCGGGCGCATTATGGCACGCCGTAACCGCGGCCCCCGTGTGGGCAGTCGTCGACTCGACCAATACGCCGGTAGTTACCCCCGATAGCGTTATGGATTTCGGCTGGCGACAGGAATACAAAGTATCCAATTACCCGATCCAGCAAGGGCAGTTTGCGAGTTACAATAAAGTCCGCGTCCCTTTTGAGTCGTCCGTCGTAATGACGAAGGGCGGCACGCTGCACGACCGGAACCAATTCCTACAGCAGATTGACCATGTCGCCGCGTCGTTGGGGCTATACACGATTGTTACGCCCGAGAAATCGTATCTAAACGTCAACGTGACGCGTGCGGAACTGTCGCGGCGCGGGTCGGGTAACGCGTACTATTTCGACGTGGAAATGTTTTTCATTCAGATAATAGAAATCACCCCGCAGTACAGTTCCACGGTCGCGCCCTCGACGGTCAATTCGTCCGTACCGAGCGCGGCGCCCGCGGTCAACACGGGGCAGTCGAACGCCCAGACGCCGAGCACCGCGGTACAGGCGGCGGCACTCGCCGCGATCACTCCAGGGGCGCCGTAATGAAACAGATACCGTTAAGCGCCGTCCCGTCGCAGACGCTAAACATCACGCTGGGCGGGCAAAACTGTCAGATTGCCGTCTACCAAAAACAGCCGATCGTTGACGCGTATGGCGTGGCGGCGGGGTTATTTTTCGACATCGCCGTTAACAACGTGCCGATTGCGAACGCGGTGAAATGCCTCGACCGGGCGCAGCTATTGCTTGACCGTACGTACCTCGGCGTCGTCGGCGATTTCATGTTTCTTGACACGTCAGGAACTGGGCCGCCTGATTTCACGGGCTCGCCGCCCTATTATACGGGGCTCGGAACGCGGTTCCTTTTGTTGTACCTCGAGGCGGCCGACCTCGCAAGCGTGGGCGCGTGACGACCTCGTTTACGTCAAAATCGTTACGTGCCACATTCACCCTGGCCAATTCCAAGGCGGTGTTCGCGGGCACGTCGGGCAATGTGCTCCAATTGACCGGGTTGCGTATGTCGGTCGTCGTCGTAGGCGCGGGGTTCCCGGCGTTCGCTACCGCGACGCTGCGCATATTCGGCATGGCGCAAGCGGACATGAACGCTCTGTCAGTCCAAGTCGCAAGCGCCGGTAAAACCGGCTGGCTGCCGAACACGGTTCTAGTCGAGGCGAATTCGACGGGCGACCCGAACGGATGGTCCGCCGTGTATGCGGGGAACATCCAAACTGCGGCGCCCGATTATGCCCGCGCGCCCGACGTCCCCCTCGTGGTTACGAGCATGACGAAAAGCTACGACCTCGTGAATCCCGCGACGCCCACAAGCTTTCCGGCGTCCTCCGCGGTCGCCGACGTGGCGTCCGTCATAGTGGCGAAGATGGGGCGCGCATTTATCAACGACGGCGTGACAGCCGTTACCAGCGGCCCCACGTACATTCCGTATGCGAGCGCCGACCAATTGCGCACGCTATGCACCGCGTATAACCTTGAACCGATTTTCAGCCCGGACGATCAGGTGATTACGATCACCCCGAAAGGATCCGGAACGTCCGAGGCTGCATGGGTTCTGTCGCCGTCGTCCGGCCTCGTGGGGTATCCGAGACCGCTAGGGAACGGGTTCATTGAGGTTCGGTCACTGTTCAACCCGGCCTTTCACATTCACAGCAAGATCACGATTCAAGGCTCGGACGTCGTGATAGATACGACGTTGGATGCATCGACGCAATTGAATTCGCTTGCAAATGGGGACTGGCTGGTAACGTCCATTGTTAATTCGTTGGATGCATTACTACCGGAAGGGCAATGGTTTTCTGATATGGTCCTGTACCCCCCGAACATTACGGCGGTGACGACGTGAGCGGCCCGGCGTACGGCCAAGCGAACGCGTCATCCGATGCGAGCGATTACAACGCATTGCAGTTTGTCATCAATGCGGCGCTCGCGAAGATGCAAACAGTCACGATTGCCCGCGTGGTTGCGGTGCACGGCGGGGGCGTCGCGCCCACGGGTACCGTCGATATAATTGTGCTCGTCAATATTATGACCGGGAATCGTACGGCCGTGCCCCACGGGGTGATTTACGGCGTCCCGTTCTGCCGAACGCAGGGCGGCGGAAATGCGATCGTGTGCGATCCGGTCGCGGGCGACCTCGGGCTGATTAATTTCGCGTCCCGGGACATCTCCGGCGTCAAAGCGAACCGCGCGGCGGCGAATCCCGGGTCCCTCCGCACATTCGACTGGGCCGACGCCATCTACGTGGGCGGTATGCTGAACGGGACGCCGACGCAATACCTTGAATTTTCGTCGGGCGGGATCGTGCTGTTATCGCCGACCGCAATCAATATTCAATCGCCGTCGACCACCGTAACGGGGCCCCTCGCGGTCACGGGCGCGGCGACAATGGCGGCCGTTGCAGCAGCCAGCGTTACGACGCCGTTTCTCAGCGTGCCGTCAGGCGGGTCGATATCGTTTCCGTCCGGGAGTATCCCCGGCGCGACCCTCGCGAATTCGGGGGTAACGGCGGGCAGTTACACGGCGGCGAATATTACGGTAAACGCCGAGGGGCTCGTAACGGCCGCCGCGAACGGTTCGGGCGGGGGCGGAACCGGAACAGTGACGAACGTCGCCACGGGTACGGGATTGACCGGCGGCCCGATCACGACGACGGGTACTATATCCCTAGCGAATACCGCGGTTACTGCGGGGAGTTACACGTACGCAAGTATCACGGTTGATGCGCAAGGGCGGTTGACGGCCGCCTCGAGCGGCACGGCGCCGACCGGGACGGTGACCAGCGTCGGGTATTCCGTCAACGCCACGTACCTATCGCTAGGTGGAACGGCTAGCCCCATCACCACGTCGGGCGCGTTTTCGTTGGATTTATCCGTCGCGGCTAAAGCGTCGCTGGCTCTCGCCGCGACGGCGCTGCAATCGATATCGATCGCCACGGGTACGGGGCTGTCCGGCGGCCCCCTCGCGGCGTCCGGGTCAACCGTTTCGCTCGCAAATACCGCGGTTACGGCCGGGTCGTATACGTCTGCGAATATTACGGTTGACGCTCAGGGGCGATTGACGGCGGCGGCGAACGGGACGGGGGGAGGCGCTACGAACCTGACGCCAGACTCGCACACGTCGACGCCTACGTATTTGACGAACGACGAATTCGAGGCGGCGGCGGGCACGGCCGTTGACACTGCGGGCACTCGATTTGCTAGTGCGGTCCCATGGGTGTGGGTGAATCAATCGACGTCGACCGCACTGCAGGGGGGCGACGGTAGTCTGAACCTGCTAGCCAATTCAGACGGTAACGGCCACCATATACGCATGCTGCTAGGCTCCGCCCCGTGGCGCTATCGCGTGGGCCGGATGGCGCTACAGAACGCGGTAGCTAGCGCGGGCGATGCGTGCGGGCTGGCGGCGTTCAATAGTTCTACGGGTAAATGGGTCGGCGCAGGACCGTACGCCAACACTCCCGGCGTCCTCTTACTGAAGGGCACGAACGGCAGTATATCCACGTCAGGCTATAACGCTGTGCCCCGCGGTTTTTCAGCCAACGTTGCGGCAACTCCGAACTACTACGAAATTTACAATGATGGAACGACGCTACATTTTCGCATATCGGCGACGGGGTACGAAGGGTCATTCATCGAATACACGACTGAAGCGCTGGCAACATTTATTGGCAGTGCGGATTCTATCTCCATTTACATATCTTCGAACGCATCGCCCCCGTCGTCGGCCGGGCTAGACTGGGCAAGGCAACACGCATAATGAACACATTACTACTCGATGTCGGCACGTGGGATTTAACCCTTGACGCAAACGGCAACATCGCCATGGCCGCGAATCCGTACGCCCTCGCGCAAGACGTCGCGTCGGCGTGCCGAACGGTACTCGGCGAGGTTTATTACGACACGTCGATCGGCGTGGATTACTTCGGGCAGATATTTGGCAAAACGCCGCCCGCCTCGGTTTTTCAAGAAATGATGGTACGGGCCGCCCTGACCGTTCCGGGCGTCGTTAGCGCAACATGTCTGATAGAATCGTATTCTGCCGATACGCGCGCCGTCGTCGGCCAAGTCCAGTTTATCGATAGTAGCGGCGCGACCGCGAGCGTAAGCATATGACAACCAACGTCCCCGACATCGTATTCGCCCCAACCGGATTGGTCCTACCGCAAGAATCCGCCGTGCTTGGTGGCGTGCAACTTGACCAAAACGCCGCATTCGGCGGGATACTGAATCCGGCACTCAACACGCCGCAAGGTCAGCTTGCCACGACCACGACGGCGATAATCGCGAATTCAAATACGAATTTCGCAACGTTCGTATCCCAAGTCGACCCGGATACCTCGACGGGCGCGTATCAGGACGCGATCGGCCGGTTGTATTTCCTCGAGCGTAACCCGGCAGTCTCGACGGCCGTTAGCTGTCAGTGCGTCGGATCGTTCGGGACGCTCATCAACGTGGGCGCCCAAGTTCAGGATACGAGCGGCAATATTTACATATGCCAGCAAGCCGGATCGATTCCGGTCGGCGGCACGATTACGCTACCATTTGCGGCGGCCGTCGCGGGCCCGACCGCATGCCCCGCGAACACGGTCACGCAGATTTACCAGGCGATACCCGGGTGGAATTCGGTCAACAATTCGGCGCCCGGCGTCGCCGGGTCGAATGTCGAATCGCCCGCCGCATTCGAAGACCGGCGCAAGCAATCCGTGGGCATCAATTCGCAGGGATCAATCCCCGCGGTATACGCGAAAGTGTTTAATACGGCGAACGTAATTGACGTATTTGTGACGCAGAATAACACTGGGTCGATCGTGTCCGGCGCCATCAACGGCAACCCGAATTCCACGAGTTACCCCGTCGCGCCGCGTTCGCTGTACGTGGCGGCAGTCGGGGGCGCCTCTCAGGACGTCGCTAATGCGATATGGGCGGCACTGAACGTCGGCGCGGCGTATCAGACGGCCGCGGGCGGCGCGGGCGCTACGCTAGTCACAGAAACGGTTACCGACCCATCCGGGTATCAGCCCCCGATCCCGTCGTATACCGTGACGTTCATTACCCCCGTCGCGGCGCCGGTATTCTTCGCGGTGCAGATTACGAATGCCGCGACGCTACCCTCCAATATCGTGACGTTGGTCCAGCAAGCGATCATTAACAGTTTCACGGGTGCGGATGGGTCGCTTCGCGCAAGAATCGGCGCTCAATTGCTTGCGTCTAAGTTCTACGCGCCAGTTTCACTTATAGGGCCCGAGGTTTCGATTTTGTCGATTCTGATCGGGTTTACGAATATCGGAAGCGCGACGCATAACGCGCTGCAGCTTGGCATCGATCAGGCGCCCACGGTCACGGCGGCAAATATCCAGGTAACGCTGATATGACGTGTGACCCGAATTGGAGTGATGTAGTCCTATTGTTGCCGTTCGACGGCACGAGCGGACAGACGACGTTCCCCGATTTATCGCCGAATAACTATTCGATGATTACGGCGGGCGGCGCGCAAGTCGAAACATCTAACGTGATGTTTGGGACGGGCGCGGCTACGTTTCCGTCATCGGGATACATTCTCTCCCCGCAAATCGTATCGGCTCCCGCCCTTGATTTGAGCGTCGGCGATTTCACGATTGAAATGTGGATTTACCCGACATCGGCGAGTAACGATATTTTCGGGTTGGGGAACTACGCCAGTACAGGCGGCATCGCTTGCTCCATCGGGGGCGGCCCGCAAATACAGGTAAGCATATGGACTGGGTCGGGGTTCGCGACTAGCGCTATCGGCGGCATCGTATTGAACGCGTGGAGCCATATCGCGCTGACGCGGCAAGGAAGCACGTTCACGTTTTGGCTGAACGGATTCGGGACC